ACCCCTAACAAAAGGAGGTACTAATGAAGAGTACGCAAGAAGATGTCCAAACCAGTTGGAGATCGAGGCTATCCAAGTCAGCCTTAAACAGTTTGGACCTCAACAATCAGAGGATACGTGATGGTTCGGAAGAAGTGATTATTAACTCTGCCTATTCGCAAATTTCCGATGATAATCTACGTGATAGGTTGGAAGCGATTTTATCTAACGTTACTCTGACAGACACTCTTCGAGAAATCGAAGACTCTAACTTTGCTAAATTTGGGCCCAGGTCTTTGGCAAAGCCTTGGGAGGAAAGAAAAGAATCTTTGTACGCTTATTTTAAGAATGAAGATTTCGATCCGGGCATAAGTTTGTTCCGCTCAAATGGTAGACGGATTCCCGTCTCAATGAAAGCGGTTTCAGACAACCTCATTCGAGCCAGTTCGGCCGGACTTCCTTACATGATGAGGAAAGGCATTGTGTTAGATGACGCATTTGCTAACTATGCCCATCAGGTAGGTGATTTTCCTTGCGTTCTATTCACTCGTACGCAAGAAGAGAGGAAAACACGCGATGTCTGGGGTTTTCCAATTTCAGACACAATCCGTGAGCAACAGTTCTTTATCCCAACCTTATCCTACGATAAGACTCAAGCTCATAGAGCCGCACTCCTTGGTCCCGACGCAGTTGATAGAGCAATAACTTTGTTGCTTACATCAATGAAACCCGGTGGACAGATGTTTTGTGTTGACTTCACGTCATTCGATGCAACTGTTACACCTAGACACTCGAGTATGGCTTTTAGCGAGATTGCAAGCCTGTTTCAATCTGGGTATGTCAGTGAAATATATGATATATTTCGCCGATTCGTCACCATACCCATTTACACCCCTGAAGGAGAGATTTCAGGACCACATGGTGTCCCTTCTGGCTCTACGTTCACAAACACTGTAGGTTCACTCGTGCAGTGGATACTATCCGGGTATCATAGTAAGTGCCAGATTCAAGGTGATGATGGAGTTTATTGCGTCAATTCTCAATCTGAGCGTGATCGCATAAGGGATAGATTTGTACTTAACGGCCTAATAGTAAATGACTCCAAATCTAGAACTTTTAACGGTCAAGAATGTGTCTATTTACAAAGATACTACCATCCTATGTATCAAAGTAGAGATGGAATCGGTTTAGGCGGAGTATACGCGGCAGCGAGAGCTTTCCTGCGTATTAAGTATCTTGAAAGTTGGACTGACTTCAAAAGATTTGGCATTGAAGATGCCGACTTCTTTGCCTTACGGACTATCATGATTCTCGAAAACTGTAAGCACCATCCCGCTTTTGAAGATTTAGTCAAATTGGCTCATAGTTTGGAAAAGAACAACCTCAAGTTCTCCAAGCAAGGTCTAGCTGCTTATTCGAGAGTAGTTGATGCCAAGGTCAGAGCCGGCGTATTTCATTCATCGAACTTGGAAGGAATTAATTCCTTCGAAACCGTCAAAGTTCTGAAGACGATACGCTAATTGACCGGGC